GAAATTACTTCATTAACTTATAAATTTTTACACATATATATACGAATGTTGCCAGCCCCACTAAAACTCTAACCAGCATAGGCAACCATTCCATCCAAGTAACAACCATACCGCTGGCACCTGCTGTTACTGTTCTCAAGCTATCTACCATAAATACTCTCCGAAAATATTGGAGGCGTTGTGCAATCTCTATCTTCCGTATAATAAGGAGAGGTAAAACTTGAGGATGTATTATACGACCACCTTGAATATGGTTTCAGTTTTCTTGCTTTTTTTGGCTGATTTTGCATTATACGCCTCCAAAGTTTTATCAATGTTATAACCTTCACAATCTACGTTTTGCAAGTCTATTTTAATTCCATCTCGATTTCCATTATCATAGAACACATAAGCGTTCTGACTTGCTCTTCCACCGAGATTTAAAGCCTTTTCAGAGTAGTCATTGGCACCCACCATACTTGAACTCCTGCCAAAACAATCTCCTACTCTAGCTGAATGGACGTGACCAAATATAACATAGTCTATTCTGACTCCTTTCATTGAGTATCTACCACATATTTGGTTAATAGACTTTTCTACGCCTGCTCCTACAGCACCGTGACCGTGAAGCATTAAAAGGTTTTGTCCTGCTACATTTATGACAATTTCAGATGGATCGCCATCTATAAAATGCACTTTTGAGTCTTTAAATAAGTACCTTAAACAGGTAAATATAGTATAATCATAATTATCTGTAGCTACTGAATTTGACCAACCTAACTCTTTATTGGCACGTCCTTCATTCCCTACTACATTAGCCACACTTACATTAAAGCGTTTATTTAGGTCTAATATAACTTGTTGCATTATATCAACTGCTAAAAAGGTTGCTTTAGCCCTATTAGAAGCCTGATTAAGTAATTCATCCAGCCTTCGGTCACTATTCATTAGGTCACCAGTTAAAGCTACCACAACTTGGCTAACTCCGTTGATATGGAAGTACGCTGATGCTTTTTCTACAAAGTATTGACATCGCTGTGATGCAACTTTAAAATCGTATCGATTGTTCTGGAGTTCAACTAATTCATTAAAATGAACGTCACTAAATTGGATGACCCCAACCGCCCTTTTACTTATTTTATGACTTTTAGTGAGCTTATGTAGTCTATTCTTTTCAAAAAGCTTTTTTAATTCTTTGCTGTATTCTTCTACAGCGTTTTCAATTCTTGCGTGTTCCCTAAAGCCCTTTCTTTCTATTCTTGTAACATCTTGAGCTTTCTGCTTCTCTTTTCTGTATCTTACATTCTCTCGGAGAAGCTCTAAATCCTCTATAGGATTAACGGTTCTATGCTTACAACCTCTACATTGGTATCTTTGCTTGTATTTGTCAAACCCACTTTTAGCTAGACCAGTATTGTAGCATCTAGGGCAAGCTAGAACCTTATTTAGGTATTCATCAGATGACATAATTTACTTTATGGCGCAGATAAAAAGCAACTAAAGAGATTTTATTATTTCTGATAGTTCTTTAGCTCTGTTGGGAGTCTGTTTAGCCCACTTGGAAAGAAGCATCTCTGACGATGCTAATTCCCATTCTGCTTCTTCTAGGTACGCTATGGTTTTTTTAAATTTACAAAATCCTGCAAAGCCTAATTGGTATGCCATATTAAGCATAACATTTCTGACTTCTACAGGACTTGTGTGAAACCAATCAAATTTCTTTTCAAATCTTTCTTCTAATGCTTCTAATTTTTCAGTAAGGATCATCTCGCATACTTCTTCAGATAGATTTAAGTCTTTAATAGCAAAGCCTATACCTATCGTGTCAACCCCAGCCGTACATTTATATACAGTAGGCTTATATCCTTCGTGAATCTTTAATTGTTCTATTATATCTTTCATAATGTGATACTGCTCTGTCCAGTATTCGTATTTATTTTCCACTCTTTTTAGATTTTTTCTTTTTAGGTTTCGGCTTTGGCTTTGGCTTTGGCTCTACATAAATAGATAAATCTTTTTCACCCTTAATTCTTGTAAAGTTTTCTTTATAAATCTTTTCTTTTTCAGTAGAGTTAAACCAAGATTCTTTTCTGCTATGAACTTTCTTTTGTCTGTTTTTATACCATCTTAAATTTTCTTTCATATCTCCCCTTGTTTAAAAGGGGGCAGTTACCCACCCCCTTTAATATAATCAACAATAATAGATTACGATTTACTCGTAGTCCACCAATGCAATGATTCTTCTGTCGCCAGCATTGTCAGTATTTAGAGCAACACCACCATAAACGCCTTCAACAGTTACCAATGTAGATAGGTAAGCGTGTCTGTAAGAAGCAGTTATTTTAGCTTCTTTAGAGAAAGCATAGTATAACGCTGATTCGTGAATAGCATAACCATAAACGATATCATTGTCATCTGTTCCTGATGTTTCAAGGTCTGCAACTGCCTTAATGCCTTTAGTAGCATCAGCAGAAACATCTCCGCCATCGCCAGCCATATAAGGTGATTGAGCAACCCATACTGGCATACCAAGTATGTTTCCAGCATTACCAGTTGATTCAAAGCCAGAACCTAATGGTGAGCCAGCAGTACCTTTAACAAAGTCAGCAAGAGCTGCTAGACTAGCATACATTGCAGGAGAAAGAACCAGGCTCCAACCTTCTGTTGAACCTGTTTCGCCTAGAATGATAGACATTAAAGATGATATGTTGCTAGCACTTAATGCCGAGCCTGTTGTTTGAACGTGAATTGATGTATCCGCATCTGCCCCAACAGCACCAGTTCCACTTGCTAGAATACCTTGAAGATTATTAGCAACTAAATAGTGCATATAATTATCAAAACCTCTTGCAGAAGCGTAACCTAATTGTTTAGCGTATATGCCTAACAAGTCATAGTTTGCTTGAACATTAACAATGTCTGGAACGTAAACTGAAGCTACATTATATTCAGACACAGTTAATTGCGTTTCTTGAGATGTCATTGATCCACCACTTGTAACATCAGCAGCTATTTCTGAACCTTGCGTAAAAGCAGACAATTCAGGAACACCAATGTGTGGCAAATGAATAACATCACCGTGATTAGCTACTGCTGGAGATAAGTCTGTACCAACATTTTTCATCATTATTTTTTGCTGAAAAACGTCAAGTATAGCTTGTCCCCATACTTCAGGTATAAACTGATCAGCAACATTTGGAGTTACTGCACCAGTACCACCTGAATGAACATTTACATCTAATGGATCGGTAAATGCCATTTGTTTTCTATAACTATCATCAAGATAGCTTGTGTAATTTAACATTATTTTCTCCTAAAGAGTTGTGTGCAAATTAGCTTTTTTGATTAGAGATAACATTTTTATGCCACTCTCTTCTTTCTGCTTCAGTCATATCGGAAAAAGGTTTTGTCGTAACGACATTTTTAGTTCTCCCAACCATTTCTGGAGCATTGGCTTTTGCACCGTTAATTTTATTAGTAACAAATTCTAGAGTATCTAAAGGTAAATTTACCAAAGACTCTCTATCTTCTTCAGGATGCTTTTCTAATAAAGAAGCACGTTTTGTTTCTTCGTATTTAGTCCATTTTTCCGCAACAGATGATAAAGATTCATTTTCAGAAGACACCTTTTCGTAAAGGCTTTTAAAATCTTCTTTTTCTTTCAGCTTTGTTTCTTCTGCTTTTGCCAAGGTTTTTTCCATTTTCGCTATACGAGCTTCTGCATCCTGCGCCCTTGTTCTATACTTTTTGCTTTCTGCTATTAATGCACCTACATCAGGCGAGGTTGTTGGTGTTTCTTGTGTAGGTTGCTCACTTACTGTTTCGCTTGCTACTGCTTTTGTTTCTTCGGACATACTGCCCTCCTATATATTGTGTTTTTAAAAATAAAAATACTATATCTTGTATTTATCTTACGCCATAAGTTATATTATGTCAGTTGTCAATTACAACAATTAATGAAAAATAATTTAAAAGAAGAGCTGGATTTTAAGAAGTCTTGGTTTGACTATATGGGGTACACGCCTCACAAAGGTCAGGAAAAATTGCATTATCCAACTAAAGATACGGCTCGGTTTTTCGTTATGGTATGTGGCAGAAGATTTGGTAAGACAACTTGTTCTGCTATGGAGGCTACGTTTGTTGCCTCGCAACCGAATAAAAGAATTTGGTGCGTAGGGCTATCTTACGACAAAGCAGACTTAATGTTCCGAGAAATTTGGAAAAAGATGGTGGTTGGACATTCCAACGATATTATAAGAGCTTCTGAAAAAGAAAGATACATTAAGTTTAAATGGGGAACAGTTGTTGAGGGAAAATCAGCAGACAACCCTGATTCATTAGTAGGGGAAGGTTTAGATCTGCTTATTATTGATGAGGCTGCTAAAGTAAAGAGAAAGATATGGGATATGTATTTATCTCCTACTTTATCAGATAGAAAGGGTAAAGCAATATTTATTTCTACCCCTGAAGGCTTTAATTGGCTTTACGATATGTATTTGCTTGGACAGAGAGATGAATTATGGGAATCTCACCAAGCACCTTCTTGGGATAATCAGTTTGCTTTCCCAGAAGGACAAGAAGACTCCTTTATTGTTGAGCGTAAGAGAAATATGTCAAAAGAATCTTATGACCAAGAATATGGAGCAAAATTTACAACATTTGCTGGTCAGGTTTACCCATTTGACCGCAATTTAGATGTAGGCTATTTTCCATACAACCCAAACTATCCTACTTTTTGTAGTATTGACTTTGGATACAGGATGCCAGCAGTAGCGTGGTTTCAAACACAAATGATTAATGGGGAATGGCACATAAATATAATAGATGAAATTATACACGAGAAAAATATTAAAACAGATGAGCTTGTTAACAGGATTAAATCAAAGCCATATTATGTTAGGGCTTACTACGGTGATCCTGCTGGAAAACAGGCTCAAGGACAATCGGGTATGGGGGATATTGAGATATTTAGACAAAACGGTATAATAATACAAACCATAAGAGATAAAGTTTCAAGAAATATATCCTCTGGAATTAGCCACGTTAGAGGTTTTATAGAAAATGCTATGGGCAAGCGTTATTTGCACGTTCATAAAGAATGTCAAGGCATAGCAGAAGATTTAGAGAATTATCGTTATCCAGAACACAAAGAAGGTTATGATTTAAAGCCAGACCCTGTAAAAGATGGTTTCCACGACCACGGATGCGATATGGTAAGATATTTTTTTATAAACAGATTTCCAATTAAACAACAACAACTTATAGTGAGGAAGAGATGACAGTAGAGCAAATAATACAAGAATCAGTAAAAGAATTTAAGCAACAGCAAGCAAGGGCAAGGCGTAACCACATAAGAAAGCTTATAGATTATTATTGTGGCTCAAATACGTCTAATTACATATCGCAATACTTTGATGCAGATGCATTTAGGGAAGTTCCTTGCTATGAAGCTAACTTTACAAAGCGTTTTATTAACAAAATGAGCCGAATATACACAGTAGGCGCTAATAGGAACGTAGGAAATGCTTATAGTAATTTAACCGTAATGAAAGACTCTAGGATGAAGCACGTAGAAAGAATGACACGTTTAATTGGAAGCGTTGCTACACAGGTTGTTTTTATAGATGGAGATATGCCTCACTTTGATTATAGACCTGTTTACTACTTTGATGTTCATCTTGGCAGCAATCCTTTTAAGCCTGAAGCTATTACTTACCCTATCCTTATGAACTCTGACGATGTTTCTTATGCAGATAAGTTAAAATATGCTTATTGGGATAAAGGTATTTATGCTTTGTATGATGAAGACGGCAATATACTAGAAGAATATGAACACGGTTATGGAGTTCTTCCGTTTGTATTTACGCACAGAGAGAATCAATTAGATTCTTTCTTTGTAGATGGCGCAGATGACATTGTTTCTTGCAATGAACACGTCAATATAACGATGACTGAACTTCAATTAGGGTTAAGATTTCAGATGTTTGGTCAACCCTATGTAACTGGGCTACA